CTCCCTTATCTTTACCCTCGTAATCAAATTTAGTTCCCTTTTCGTCTGCATAGACCGGACCACCAATAACGTATCTTCTTCTTGGTACGAGAGTTTTTGCAAGTTCCTTGTCATCCTCATCCTTTGAGTTTTTCAATTCTTGATATTTTTCCATGAAGGGGCATGGTTCATCAAAAGTAGCCGGAGATATTACTCCTCCCAGATTACCTCCAAGATAGAACTGAACAATTTCTATACCCAATTCCTGGTCATCTCCCGGAGATTTGATTCTCATTCGTAAAGTACCTTCTTTAGGGAATACCAAACCATTGCCGTTTCCCTTAGATTCTAGCTGTTTCTTTCTAGCCAGCATCTTTTCTTTTGTAGAAAGTCCATCTGATGAAACTTTCTTCTTTTTCTTTTTGTCAAGTACCATATTAATCGTTATTATTTGGTTCTGAGTAAATTATCTCATTCATACTCAACACCGTTAAAGTGTTCTTTTCCAAAAGTTGTTGTAAGCCTGGGGTAAGCTTGTCTGTTTCAAATTCCAGTTCCTTACCGGCATACAAACCATAGGTAACTATTCTACCTATTTGCACCAAATCCCGGTAAGTTCTATACTCTTCGGTAATCTCACCGAGTTTAACTATAACTCCCTTACGAGGAACTCCCTCTTTTACCTGTTCCGGGATAATAAGCCCACCCCTAGTTTGGTTTACTTCTTTTGGTGATAAGATAAGAACTCGGTTTTCAGTTGGACATCCTGGTAATTGATTATCAAACTGAGCTGCTACCATAGCAGAAATGAAAGATAGTGAATAATTCATATTCTTAATTCGTTTTTAAAAGTTAGTAATTACTTATAGTTATTATTGTTGCTTCCTCATGTTGGCATTAATAGTCCTCAAGATATTCTCTCTAGACTCATAAGCTCTACATATTGAAATATACTTGTTAGCCTTTTCTACTGCTTTTAAATACCGTTGATATATTGACTTATACTTGGGAGATATATTAGCCTTATGAGCAACGTAATCATTATTGAACCTTTCATTAGATTCTTTAATAAATATCCAAGCAGCAGAATAAGCTTCATCCTTTTCTCTTGCTAGAGCATCCCTTTCTTTAATATACTTATCTCTTAATGAGCAAAGTATATAATAACTAGTTGGGGATTCCCTTAACTGAGAATTAATGATATTTTCATTAATGGATAATTCCTTAGCAATATCTATGGTTATGATATTACCTTCGAATTTAACCCTTAGTTTCTTCAGTTCCGTTTTCATGTACTTTCAATAAATTCTTAAAATCTTCTTTTGAATATTTACCTTCTTGAATTGCTTTAGATACCTGAGCAAATGCACAATGGTATGCAGTATCTAAACCAGGCAAGTGAAGAATAGATTCATACTTACCAATTATATCGATTAAAGCTTTGAATCTTAAATCACATAAATTATCTGTTCCTCCTCTATCTACTAAAGTCATAAACAGAGCCCAATAAATATGAGTAGCATCTTCATAAGCTAACCTTGCATCTTCGTCCTTCATTACACCAAATGCCAAATCCTCTAATAGTTTGAGATTTGATTGAAGTTGCTCTATCTGAGACCTAACTCGGTTGAATACCATTTTATCTCTACCGACTAATCTCAAATTACATAGGTCTAATTGACGATTGAGATTTTGAATAGAGAACTCTAAGCAGGCAGATATCATATAGGTTAAAGATGATAGCCTATTTGTATTCATTATTTGTTCTTCAGTTGCCATAGTTTATAATATTTTATTATTTATGTTGTCATAGTATCCTCTTTCTTCACTTCTGTATGTGATTTTGGATTTTCTTTATGATGAAGATACCTATTACAACCTGGGCACTTAACTAATTTACAATCAGCAAAAGTGGATGAATCTACTTCTGAGTAGTCATATTCAAATTCACAATCACAGTATGGGCATTTAGCTCGGTAAATCGTGGGTCCGTTCAAAATCTTTTTCATAAGCCTTCATTTGTTTATTAAATCTCTCTTTAAATTGCTTAATATGGATATGTTTATATTTCTTATGTTCAGCCATATATTCCTCTACTGAGAAATCGGGTTGTAACATCTTATTATAATCATACCCAGGGATAAAGGGTAATTCCTCTGCCATAGTTCTACCAATGGTAAAGTCCATGTCCATATCAACATCATCAACTTGAAATCCGAAATACCTTTTCGTACTTGGGTTACGTAGGATATTCCAGATTGTATATACAGTCCAGGTGTTAATATCTTGAGGTTTAGAATACATATATACAGCATCATGTACTGTACAAACTTCTTTCATCATGGGTAATTTACCTTGTCTCATTAACCAATAAACAAGGATAGCTCCAAAATTTGTCATATTTGCTGCAGCACCTTGACAGGGGAAGTTAAGACCTAAACGAATTGCATAAGCAACTTCTTGCTTGTCATTTGAATATATTTGTGGGAGTCTTCGTTTAGTACCAAATAACTGTGTGTAATACCCATGCTTACGAAGGAATTTCTCTTGTTTCTCTTTAAACTTCCTAATCTTAGGATGTTGACCAAAGAATACTTCCATTTCCTTTGCTGCTTCTTCTGGTGTAACTATAATACCTGCTTTTGGGTCAGATAATTTAACTGCTAGCAATTTATTACCAATTCCATAAATAAGTCCAAATGCAATCTGTTTAGCTTGCTTTCTCCTTACCTTCCATAACTTATAATCGGGATGTGTTTCATCTTCATAAGCTTTACTTGCTTCTTCGATTGATACACCGTATTTTGCTGCTGCTATACCAAGATGAGGGTCTACTCCCTTGGCAAATGCTTCCAAATAAGTTTCGTCTCCAGATAGATGAGCCATCATTCTTAATTCTGCTTGAGAATAGTCGAATGCCATATATAAATAACCCGGAGGAGCAACTAATTGTTTCTTAATATTTGGGTCTACAGATGTCTTTGGTATTTGCTGCATATTTGGGTCAGCAGAACTGAATCGATTAGAATCTGTTCCATGTATATTATACCTACCATGTAATCGAGAATCATCTTGGACTTTTTCATGCCAACCTTCAATATAGGTAGTATACATTTTCTGTAAACCTCTTAATTCAAGTAGCTTATCAAGGAATATTGCTTTTGGAGATTCTGGGTCTTTTACTGTTAACCTTAATTCAACCAAAGTATCTTCATCTGTACTTGGCTTACCAGATTCATTATTTTTAATTACTGGGAATTTAAAACCAGAATCTGAATACATAAGTGCTGGTAAATCAACTGGACTACCAAGATTGATAGGTCTAATTAAATCCTGCTCCTTCTTGGTAGTAAATACTCCTGCACGAATATTAGATATCTTCTGTTCCCTTGAATCAATCTTACGTTTATCTTTTGGGTCATTATAATCTAATTCTTCAAGTTCAGCCTCAATAGATTCGATATATTTCTCAACCTTTTGCTGATTGAATTTCTTTGCAAACTTCTTTACCCTTGGTAAATCATATATTGCTTGTCTAGCAGCATCAATCTTCGGTTTATATTCCTCAAGTAATTTCTGGTTGAAATCTCTATCAAGGTATAATCCCTCTTTCTCTACGGAGGTTAATACCCGGGAATTACACATAAATAAATTACGGAATACAGAATACATCTTTAAATCAATTAACTTCTTCTCAAAGAATATCATTAATCGTAATGTAAAGTCTGTATCTTGACAACCATATTTACATAATGGGTCTAATTCTTTTTTATCCCAGGGTATCTTATCGAATTTATCTTGCTTTTCGTAATCACCATATTCGGGTAGATACCTTCTAACCATATCCTTTAACCCGTGAGGTTTTTCTTCATTGAGAACATATTTTGCAAGCATACCATCTAAGCATGTACCTCTATAATAGATATGATACTTTTGATTAATCTGGTCATCAAATTTCCAGTTCCATGCAACTTTTACAATATCATAATTCTCAATAACCTCTTCCCCAAATTTCCTTAACATCTTCTTCCAGTTCCATCCGGGAGAAGTATATTCTTTAGTTTGGAAATGGTCTAAGGGAATAGAAGCACCAAATCCTGGCATCCAAGATACCGAGAGAATAGTTGGCTTGAAACTTTTGTTATAGATTGGTTCAGCATTAGTTTCGTAGTCACAGCAAGCATAACCCGTTGCTTTGCAACAAGCAATAAGTTTCTTAAGTTCTCTTTTATTCTTAATTATCTTATATCTCGTTTCCATGTTAATAAATAGAAAGAGGGACATACCCACATGTAGTAGATACATCCCTCTAATATTAGAATGAGTCCTGTAAATCTTCAAGATTGGTATTTAGGTATTTCCAATCTTTCTTATAAGAATGAAGAGAATCAATGGTGTGGTATAAGTAACCGGGTTTAACTCCCACCTCTTGAGCTACATATTCCATAAGTCTCCATGCAAGGTATACATCATTACCAAAGTGAGTAACAAAATCCGAACTTCTTTGATGATAGCAAATATGTAATACCTTCTCTCCTTTACAGTTTTGACGGATAAGGAAATCGTAATACATAGAGCAAGGAATACGTCGACTTCCATCAAGGAAACATAAATCTGAACCATGAAATATTGGGAGTACTGCTTTACGAGTATCATTATCCCTTTTAAGAAGATTAATTACTTCTTCTAAAGCTAACTTACCAGTATCACTTAAATCATTCCAAATCCTTTCTGGATAAGTATAATCAAACTTTTTACCATTTGGACCCTCAACTAAGAATTGTTCCCATAAGTCTTTCCTTAACTCCCAAGCTGTACCGGGATTTAAACCATACCAACAAAGCCTTTCTCCTAACTCTGCATCTGCCCATTCTCTTGAATGTGAAAATACAAATAACCATACTGGGTCTCCGAGTGAAGTCAAGCAATATTGTTGGCAAATGAGTTCCTTTATTTCAAATTCCTCTTTACCTTCAATGACTTTATTCTGATAGGTCTTTGGTTTTACAGTTTGACCATAACTGTTGAGTTCTCTGCCAAGTTCTGACATTAACTCAAAAGAATTACTGTAGATTCTCATTCTTCTGTTTCTTTAAAAGTTTCTTCTTATATGCTTTACGTTGAGAATAGGATATCACATTTTCTGGATATTCTATATCTTCATATTCTAATAGCAAGTCCTTTGCTAACAAAGCTTGGTATTCGTATAAGTCCGGACGAAGTACTTTAAAACTCCTGAAGAATACCTTAAATGAAGACCATTCTTTCTCTGTACCCTTTTGGATTTTCTTATAAACCTCTTTAACTCTTTTAGTCCAAGGATTATCTATACCCTTGATTACTTTCTTTAAAGGTTTATAAGCTGAGTACATTAAGAGTGTCTCTACATTCCCATACATTTGAGTCGCAAATAGGTTGATTTGTACTGACTGGTCCGACCCATACACATATTCGGCCATCCGTTGAATTAATAGGAAGTCGAATATTAACCTCTTTGTAATCTCTGATGCTCTGATTACCATTGTAATAACTGGGATGTCCTCTTGAAATCTCTTCGAAAAAGTTGCAGCAATTAAACATTGTTTACCGTTATCATGATGATTATTAAACATATATGTAACATTGTAATTCTGATTATACTTGTTCTTCAGGATTCTTAATTTGCTACGTAAGAGGTCTAACTTATTAAAATCAATATAATTATTCAATAAGCTCGTCCACTTAGTTTCTTTGTAATTAAAACACCTGCCATAATCAAAATCTGGGTCTACCCATGCTTTACGTATTTTTATAAACACATTGTATGCTACTGCAACTCCACTGTTTGCAGTAGCACCTTTATCAAAAAGAACGGGGTCTAATCTTAAGAAAGCCTCATTCAATTTCTCCCATGCATCTTGTGAAGTAGCAAACTCCAAAGAGTGGAGGGTCTCCTCCGTATTCGATTGAAGACCCTCTAATTTTCTATTCCATCCACTCATTAGTAATTTGTTTTTTGTCTCCAGAGGTTAAGTCTTTGTTTCTTAAAGAATAACCTGTAGATTGATTCATCTGAAAATCCTTGTAATCCCAAGAATCCCATATATAGGTAGAAAGCTTTTACCAAAGAATACTGAAAGTCTAATTCCTTAGTCATTACTTGGGTTTGTTTCCATGGTCTACACTTAAGAAGATTCCTTGCAATATTCAATTCATATACTACATTGAATAATAATACCTTCTCTTCTTCGTGAGATGCTTCACTTAAAGTATTAAACCCGGGAGTATAATCTTTTACTGATTCATGGTCTTCATCAATCATATTAAACCGATTAACTAAACCAATACTACCTTCGGTAACCATGGCTATACCCAGTGTAATTACGTCCTTCAATTCCTTTACTTTGAAGTCAGAGTAATCTACTACGTAAGACGTCCCCCAGGAGAAGATATCTTCTGGTAGTATATTTGCAAAGTGGAACAAAGTGAATAGGAATCCCAGAGCATCTCCCTGTTCTTCATTGGCATTCTGCAAATGGTTGAGTACCTGAGTATATTCATACTCTGTTAACTGGTCAATATTCCATCCCCACTTGTGGCATATCTTTACTACCTCAGAGGTAGATTCATAACCCTCCATTAGTTCTTCGATAACCCTGGCAATAAAATCCTTAAGAACTACTTGATTTTGGTGATTATTAATATCAACCGGATAATCGGGTAGCTTTTCTATTTGCCGGTAGCCGTCTAATTGTTCTAACGAAAGAGAATACATTGCTTGTAAATACGTACCTACTTCTAAAGTAGGTACTGTTTCCTTAATATTACGTATATCCATTACTTACTTCCTGTTGAATTAAATCCACCTTCACCTCTTGTTCCCCACATTTGAGATTCAGAATAAAACTCTTCTGATTGAATCTCTTCAGGTTCTGTGAGATAGATTGGTACATGAATAAATTGGGTTGCTTTCTCATCTACTCTTAGAGTCTGTATTACTCGACTGAGATTGATTATACCAATATGAATCTCTCCTACATAAGGAGAATCTACAATCTCTGCAGTATACAGAAGACCTTTTTTAGAAGCAAGCCCAGACTTATTAGCTGCCATGAGCATAGACTCTTGAGGTTCAATAAGTGGTTTGATACCAGATGGAATAAGGATTCTCCCTCCCGGATAGATTTGAATGTCAGTTACGAAGTTGGTAGTTGTATTTACTCCCAATACAAAATCTGGAGTAAAATGATTTGGAGACTGGTTTGCCTCGATTTGAATCAATTGTTGAGGGTCCAAGTTTCTTGGGATATAGAAATCCAAACCTGCATCACCTGCATTACCTCTCGATGGAGTCTTTACGTCTCTTACTTTAATAAATCTGAATCTGTTCATAATATATTACATTCTTTTAAAAGTTGTCCAAAGGTTAATCCTCGTTGAGGAGTTACTCCGAGTGAATGACAAAATCTTTCCACATCATATTCACCCTGCATAAACAAATCAGCAAGAACATCATCTTGCCGTACATAATAATTTGGGTTGTTAAGATATAACTTAAACATTGCCCATATCATTCTTAACTTACCTACTTTTCCCATTACATTCTTTATAAAGTTCTCTAATACGTTTCTTAGGTACTTCGAATTTCTCAACTGTCTTTGAGATAATTTCTTTTTTGTCTTTACCTTTCCGAATCAATCCTCGGATGTATTTTTTAATACCAACCGTATCTTCTAATACATCCAAATCTTTGTATTGATTCTTCTGTTCTAACTCTTTCCTTGTAATGTTCAAGTTCTGAGACATCTTGAATGCACATAGTTCGGAATCTCCGCATAGTTTACATTCTTTGGTAGATAAATCATACCCAATACCAAAGCAGGGGTCTCCATTGGTTCCCAGCTGACTGATGTCTAAGGGAGTAAGGACATCCTGCTTGGTTAAATCAGGAAGTTGTTGTTTTTTCTTTGCCATAATTAATCATCTATTTTTTTTTCTGTTAGTCTTATGACTGAATCTCCAATCTTCAATTCTGACTCATACAAGGGTAAGTAGGAATGTCCAATTGCATTTATAAATAGTTTCCTGATATCACCCAAGTGTTGTGAGTAACTAATGTCAGTATAAGTTAGTACTCTAACTTGTAGTCCTGAACAGAAAGATAAATCAAAATATACCCTGTACTCGTTGTGCATTACCCGAGTAGATTGTATATCTGATATCCATACCAGGGTAGTACAGTTAAAAACATGGAGAGGAGTTTGTTCCTCTCCGATTATCTTATCAATGAATTTCTTATATAACTTAGTAATCATAACTTTTGAGTGTTACATTTTGATATTTACAATGAGGACAAGTCCAATCCTTAGTATGCCAAGGACCTCTTAAATCCTTTATATCGCTTTCCTTGAATTTCTTCTTGCAATGATGACATTTGTATTTATATACATCGTAATCATACTGAGATGAATAGAGATAAAGTATTCCGATTATCACTCCCAGTACTGTTAGTATTAGTAGTAAGTATTCCATATCTTTTAATTTAATGATTAATAATGCCCTATGTCCCTCTATTAGATTAATTACTTCCTCCTACCGGAAAAAGTAATTATCCATAGTACTTAATAGAACAGATTAAGTAAGGTATTCTCATAAAGAATGAATAGGATGATTCTTCCATATCTTCTCTAACAGAATAACTTTCAATTCTTGTTTTTGATAATACTGCTTCCTATGTTTACCATGCCTATTAAGATAAGGACCTGGATAATGTAAGTCATCAAGATAAACCTTTTTCTTTGAGGAATCTGTTCTAACCAAACGACCAAGGAACTGAATAGATTTTTCCTGGCTATCCATTGATGCTGCATTAAGTAAATACCTAAGCTTAGGGAAGTTTTTACCTCGAGCAATGATTGTAGTTGATACCAGGATATCAATCTTGCCTTCCCTAAAATCTTTCATTATTTGTTGTCTTATCTTTGAAGGAGTATCTACATGCACACAGGCAATATTATATTTACTTCCTAGCTTCTTTTTAAAGTATTTGCATAATTTCTCACAGTGTGCAATAAATTTACATACTACGAGTGCAGGATATCTACCTTGTTTAATATTCCATTTAAGTCTGTCATAAACCATCTTTCTGGCATATTTATTGAAGGTAATAGAATCATCATATACTTCTTTATAAGATACTTCTTCTGATTCCCAATTACCATACCAAGGTTTACTTGGTACCATCTTTACGATTGTACGAGTTGAATAACCTTTCTTGATAGAGTCCTTAAGTTTAAACTCTGCAAGTACTTTACCAAAGAATACTTCAAGATTCATATTCTTTACTTTGTCTTTTGCAAGCTTACTCATATAAATGGTACCAGATAATCCTATACGAACTCTGGTATTAAATAAACGAGTAAGTACATTTTGATATTGCTTACTACCTGCTTGGTCAGCCTCATCTACCAAAACCATATCTACCTTAGATAGTTCATTCTGATAGAATCTCATGTTACGAGAAATAGATTGAACCATACCAATGGTAAAATTGCTCCAGTTTAATACTTTACCTTGAACAAATGTAATCTGTTCTCCTGGTAGGTATTTCTTAAATTCATCTCTAGCTTGATTCAACCAGTCAGAGTCATTAGTTATTAGCAAAGTCTTTAACTGCTTCTTATAGGATAGATAAAGAGACGACATGATAAGAGTTTTACCTGCATTAACGGTGTAATCTAAAACACCAATCTGAAAAGGTACCTTACCTACTTTGTTATTGATTACCGCTTTAACGGCTTTCTCTTGTTCTGGTCTTAGTTTATATTCTCCTATTTTCGTAACAACTCCATTGACTTTAGGTAATGGTTGTCGCATATCTACAACTTTAGGTTTAATTCCATACTCAATACACTTTTCATATACTGCAGGAAGTAAACCTATCTTAAATTCACCATGCTTATTAATATAATGAATCTTGCCGTCCCAGTTCTGCATACCTCTTTGCCTTGTACGTAAGTAGAAAGCATTTGGATGACGAATGGCAAACTCTGCATAGAGTTTCTGGGCGAACTTAAGAGGTAAGTCCAGTTCGCACATATTCCCATTCTGTATGATTATCCTACTCATTTGATAATTACAGTTACACCTTTCTTAGTAGAATCATCTACTCCCATAGCTTCCTTGATAAGCTTAATGTGATGTTCTTCATCGGCAATTAACTTATTCAACAAATACATCACATCATCATAATCAGCCCGTTCACTATATAAGGCTAGACTATTCATAATTTTCTTATAATTGCCAATGGTCTCTATCTCAGAGTTCCAGGCAATCTTCAAAACACTTTCAGGAGAAAAACCTATTTCCACTTTAGGATAGATATCCATCACAGAATCCTGTTCATAGGGGTCTGCCTTTTGTAGAAAATCTGATAACTTGTCGTAGTGTCTCATTTCTACTAAACCAATACCAAGCATTAGCTCTGCAATGGGTTCAAACCTTAACGACTGTTGAGTATACATAAGGATAGCACTAATCTCAGAGAAAGGTTTATCCTTTAGTGCATCCTTGAACATATTAACAATATCCTCTGGCCAAGGTTCAATGTCCTTGAAATCAGGGTAATCTACTGATTGGTCCGAATACTTGAGGACATCAATAAAAGCATTAGCTGCATCCTCTACTCTGTTACCTAAAAATCTTAAAGCTTTCATAACGTTATGTTTTAATTATTAATCTTATCCCAGAGTGAGCCTTCAACTTCAGGTTCCTCTAAGGATTTTTTATTCTTATTTTTATATAAATACTTATTATACCTTTCTACTGCTTTATCAGTATATAACTGAGCAATATCTGGTAGACCATTACACCATGCTAGAGATTCAAACTGAGCATCTATGAAATCCTTATAATCCCAACCTTCTTCCTCTAAGAATGCTGCTACATAAGCAAAGTGAACATACTTTTCAGGATTCTTTTCATATGATTCATATATACCAGTTGCTTTAGCAATCTTACTTACAAAGTAATCATGTACCTTAGCAGTGAGTTCTAAATCTGCTGACTGTAATTTAATCTCAGCTTCTGTTTGATTAGTAATGTTATCCTGCATGGATATTAACCTTTGCATAACATTACGATAATCTGTCATCCTCTTTAAACCAGTCTCAATGTATTTAATAAATCCTTCCCGAGTATCAAATTTAAAATCCTCACAAAAGGTATTACATATCTCAGCAAGCTTTTTACATAAAGCCCATTCCCTTGTATTACTTTCGTTTATTTTACGAACTCCTCTATGCTTAAGCTTTATACGAGTAGCATATAATATATCGGCAACAAGGGAAGCATTACCCTTAGATGCTAGTAATATATTAGTTACTTTCTTAGTTGTCCCTTTATTAGAAACAACCACTGCTCTAGTATTTATTGCCTCTTTTCGTGCAATAACAAAAAAAGCCTCAACTGGGAAGTTACCTATCTCTAAGGTATTTAATATTTCCTCAAATTGAGACTTAGTAATGTGAATACTGGGTTCTCTCATTTTACTCTATTACAAACTAAAACACCATTAATACAACCCTCGTTATTATTTATTGGGCATTTCTTCCCATAAAGGTTTTTAGTGGGAGAACCAAATGATACATAATATGAACCTCTATTGGTACCTACATACCAAGTAACATTTTCGGGTAAGTTTAAAGTATAATCCCTAACTTTACCATCAACCATCTCACATCTGAAAACCATATTCTTCCTTGGTTGGGGTTTTTCAAACCAACTTACAACTGGGAAGAAATATCCCATAATTAAAAGAGCAGCCAAAACTATTGAAGTCTTAACTACATAATCGATTATCTTCATCATATCATTAATATTTTAAGTTATATAATATAATAGGTAATCCTTACTCCAAAGAGTTTCGGATTTGAATTCTATGAATAAAGTTATAGAGTGTTTTACGTGACACCTTTAACCTTTTACTAATGTATATCCTACTATTACCTAAACTCAATAACCTATTTAATCTTCTCAATTTTCTATCAGAAATTTTAAAGTTCTCCCAATTAGGATTTTGAATAGTTTTAAATGATTTCCTTCTCTGTTCGAAAATCATTTGTTGTATATTCATACTATGTGTACCCCATTGAAGATTCCTATAATGGTTATTTAAAGGATTATTATCTAAGTGCATTACTTCATTAAACTTAGAAGGATTAGGATTATATACATATACTAAAGCTACCAACCTACTAATACTCAAATTATAACCTCTACCGTCCTTATAAAGTTTTACCTTAACTCTGGCCTTTTTCGAAAGCCTTAGTTTATGCCATTTACCAAACTTATAAGGAGATCTTTCTATCCGTCTTGAATATAATTTTCCATCTCTAGTAATATGATAACCTATAAAACCTGGTACATTATCTTCCATCATAATGAGTTTTTAAGTTTAATTAATCCCTGATAGGTAGCATATCTAGTTTCATAAACTTTTTTAAGAACGGCTTTCCTACCTAAATCGTTTACATCCCTATTATCCTCAAAAAGAACTAACTTCACTTTCTTGTATTGTATAAGTTTCAATGCCAATTCTATAGCATACTTTTGAGCATCAAAATCTAATAGAATTATATACCGTTGACAAGGTGCTTTTATTAATTCGTTTAGTTGATATTTAGATACAACTTTACCCATTGTGGCAATTCCTCTATCTCCAATAGTAAGGGCATTGAGTGCACCTTCACAGATGTATACCGACCTATACATCTCCAACGCATCATAATTAAATATGATAAATTCTTTGCCAACTCCTGTGATATCTTTGTTAGGGTTGTTATACCGAGGACCTTGCCCGATAACATTTCTCGCGTTATAATATCTAAGTTGTCCTCTGTAATAAAAGGGTATAATGAGGTACCCAAAGTAAGCCCCCTTTGTCGCATAGCCAATTCCATGCTTAGACAACTCAGAGATGACAAAGCCACGGCTCTTGACATATCCTCTAATGCTTTTTGCAACTTGTGACTGGCCAAGGTTAAGGATTCTGAATCCTTCGGGTAGATACAAAGGCTTAGCTTCTGCAAGTTCAACCTTTTCTTCGTGAAATTCAAGCTCATCAAATTTTCCACTATTTAAGAAATTAATTAGTTCATGGTATGTATCGAATCCTTCTATATCCATAACCAACTGTGAAGGATTCGGATGTTCATTACATCTGAAGCAATTGGTTCTATACATTGATAAGTTAACTCCCATTTTTAATTCTCTGTGACAGTAAGGGCATACTGGGAGTTTCATCCAGCCATGTTTATAATCAAATGCTCCAAGTCTTTTAATAAAGTAAGTCTTAAGTCTAGACTTAAACTGATTTGTTATTTTCATGGTTTCTAATTGCTTTACGAATTACTTTTCGTATTCTCTTTAAATCCTCAACATCTAAGTTACTGATAGAAGTTGTTTGCCAACCATTATGAGATATTTCTAAAGCTAATCCATCAGTCCATCTGTCTTTTACTACTTCTACATTTTTAGTTCTCATTCCTCTTTTTCTTTTTACCACAGATTCTACAATAGGTTCTCGTACAATACTTAGTATAATACTGAGCCCTCTTTCTACCTCCTTTGTGTGAAAATATAGCTCTTCGAGGTTTCTGTCGGGTTTCCCACCAATGCTCGGTTACCCAATCATGAATACCGAGTTTGCATTTATATATCTCCAGTTGTCCTTTCCCTTTTCTTGGAATCAGCATCAGGATTACCTTTCTTAAAAGATTCTTCAAGTTTCTTACCATATACTTCATCATAATTCTTTCTTTGTTCTTTAGTAAACTCTGTACATCTTTGCCTTTCTACATCACACTTGAATAGAGCTCTACCTGAAGGAAGACCATCCCTTTGTACTACAATCTCTGAACGAAGTATGTTATCTTTCTCTTCTTGCTCTGTACTGTTAAGACCCATTATAAATTGAGCATTACGTACAATTGCAATAGAACCAGATATATCGTTCTCATCATACTTGGTTGCTTGATGTTTCTTACCTTCACGAGTAATATGATGAGCAGTCCATACAATATCTAAATGTAAATCCTCAGCAAGGTTCTGTAAGTCAATATATACGTTTGAGATTCTATCGAAATCCTCTTTATCCTTTGCAATAGAAGCAAGCTTCCCTGCATAGTCAACCATTAGTACCTTAATATCAATTCCCTGACTCCTAAGAGTAAGTATCTTCTCCCTTATATAATTGCAGTCAGTAATTAATGCAGGTACTCTTTCAACGATTAATTCAACTCCAAACCTTGCAAGTTTTCTTAAATGCTTAGCCTCGAGTTTATCATAATCTCCAGTATATAATTCCTTCTTAGTTTTATTGATACTGGATTGAATGAAACGGTCCATGATTTGTTCTTGACCATTTTCTGTATCCACATAATAAACTGACTTCTTCATTCTAAGGTAACCTCTTGCAAGGTTAACCATGAAGAATGTTTTCTTTGCTTTAGGTTTATCCAAGATTACATTGATTGATGCACCTGGGAATCCTCCCGCATTGGTTAAATCGTTTAGTTGCCTAAATGGGCATGGTACTACTGAGGGTTCTGCCTGCCTTTTAAATTGACGTTCAGTAACATCTCGAATCATGAATAAAGGTTCATCCTCCTGTTTAGGTCTACTTCTTTGTAAAACCTTCTCTACCTTTCTAGAATATTCTTCGTACTGTTCAAAGTTATCTAAGTCGAATGAATCATTTAAGTTCTTCATTTCAACATAAGTAGAGAACTGATAGATTTTCTCTTTAATATATTCTGAATCAGATAATTGAATTGAATAAAGATTTTTGATAACCTTCTCGATGTTTGGGATATCATCCTTAGTAACCAGGTCAACATAGTTTTTAGATTCTAGCATTTCTCTGAGTACTTGTTTAAGGACATTCTGTGAGGGTATCTTTCTTTGCTTCTTGAAGTATTTAAGTATACCCTCACAAATTAAGGAATGTTCGATAAGTACTAAGTAGCTTGGTTTTATTCTGCTTAGTACTAAACCTCCTTCCTTATCTTGAATAATGAACCTGAGAATCTCTAACTGAAAGTCAGGTGCAAAACTAAATTTAATTTTATTCTTTTTCATACATTATTATATTGCAATATTATATACTAATAGATTTTGATAGTTCTCATGTAGTTCTGAACTCATGTCCACAATATCTAGTCTTCTTATCCTCAGCCGTTCGGTGAAATTTTTTGATATTCTTATATTATATAAAATATATTTATTATATTTGCATAACGAAATACTTAAAGAATATGAGGAAATGTAATGGAAATAATGGTTCAGAGCTTCATAGATTAAAACCCATGCAGGATTATGATGAAGCAATGTTTAATCGGTTATACAAAGTTTGTAAGCCAGTTATTCGGAACCTTACCAAACAGATTGATTACAAAAGGTTTAACCTTACGCCAGATATAATATCTTCTTATTTCTGGGATAAAATGTTATTTGTTTTTAATAAGTACTATGGTACTTGTAGTGAAGAACATCTTAAAGCAAGAATCCTTTCTTCTCTTGCTACATTTAAGAATAAGCTTCTTCGATTTGCCTATGGAGAGATTGCAGAATACAATCAGAACCTATTTAAACTTGAAGACTTATTTGATAATGATAAAGAGTTAGAAGATGACGATGAAGAGGTTAAGGCTAAGGAAGAAATGCTTGAATTATTATATAAGTATATGAAAGAGAAATTATCTCCAGATGCTTATATGGTATTTGAAGTATTACTTACTCCACCTCCTTATATTAAAGAACGAATTAAAGATGGAGAAAGAATCACCAATATAATGCTGGTTGAGTTCTTTGATATGCCTAGAACTAAGAAGTCGGTTAAATACATAGGAGAACTCAAACAAGATATCTTATATTGGGAAGAGAAAGCTAAAGAAGAACTTCACTACTAAACACAAAAGAAAAGGGGCGTTTCCCAACGTCCCTCTCCTATAATCCATAAATTAAAAGTTCTTTGTCAACAATATAAGTAGTTAAGACATAA